GGATCGAGGACACTTGGTCCAAGATCAACGCGCACCAGGAGCGCATAGCCACCGTTAACGATCAGTCAAACCATCAGTGACCTGCGAGAATGCCTGTTCAATGTGTTCCCGATGACCCAGCACGTGGAGATTTTGGCGGTGCTGGTCAGAGGCTAGAAAATGCCGATGACCTGGACCGTTACCATCTCGTAATCCTCAGGGAACCTCAGGCATCCTCGCGGATCTGCCGAACTCGTGACGCACGAGCGACGCACGATCTTGAAGGAGCCCGAAATGATGGCCTCGGCCGTCTTCGATGACCTGAACAACCAGCAGGCCGACGGCAACGCCTGCATCGTCTGCAACGCCGACTTCACCACCACCGGGATCTACAGCGTCCCCGTGGGGATCTCCGCGACGACCGGCTCCCAGGTGTTCGCCTGCGAGGCGATGTGCGCTCCTGCCGTCGGCTACCGGCCGCCCGCAGGCGAGCAGCTCCCGCTCGGCGACTGCACTCCCGGCTGCTGCAACCCGTTCCTCGGCGTGCACACCTCCTGCCCTGGCCCTCTGGTGGGCCGCACGGTGGTGAGCGTCCGATGAGCAAGGAGATCGACGGCCGCGAACTGCTGGCCATCCGCGCCCGCGCGGCGCGATCGCAGGACGGGCAGCATCAGAGCCTCCGCCAGACCGAAGCGGACCGGCATGCGCTCGTGCGCGAGGTCTATCGGCTACGGTCCGAGCGGGACGCAGGCCAGGAATGCATTACCTCCCTGCAGTCCGTGCTCGACGAGCTGACCGCCACGGCGGCCGAGGCCGCCTCAACGTGGGCATCGGACCAGGCCGAGCGGGATGCGCTCAAGGCCGCAGTCGAGCGGGCTCGCCGCATGGCGCAGGTCTGGGTCGACATTCGCCCCACCTACCCCACCGCCAGTGACGCAGGACACGGCATCTCCTACGCCGGACAGCAGATCCTTGGCATCCTGGCGATTCCCGAGGCTCCCGGCGGTGAGTCGTGAGCACCTCTATGGACTACGGCGACTGGCCGGACGAGGAGGCCAAGCGGTTCGCCCGCGCCGTCCGCCGCGAGAAGCGTGAGCTCCAGCGCAACCGCAAGAGGCGCCAGTTCCCGCTGTGGCAGCGATGCATAGCGGCCGTCATCATGGCGACCGCCCTGTGGGTCGTCGGTGAGGTCGCGCTGTACGAGAACGCGCACATCAACCTGCCACGGCCGCTCGACCCCACGAGCGTTACCGGCTCGCCTTCGCCGCATCCGGCCACGACCGGTAGCCACCCGTAAGCCACCGTGCTCCACCTACGAAGGGACGAAGCGTGAAGATCTACATGGACTGGGAGTTCCTGGAGGACGGCGAGACCATCGCACCGATCTCCGTCGCCCTCGTACGCGAGGACGGCAAGGAGTACTACGCCGTCAACCGGGACATGCCCGTGGATCGAGTCATGAAGCACGACTGGCTGCGCGCGAACGTCGTCCCGTCCCTCCCGATGATCCGACACGACGGGATCAAGCCACTCCGGAAGCCGTTCCTCGACCGTGCGCACCCGGACGTGAAGCCGCGCGACCAGATCCGCGACGAGGTCCGCCGCTTCCTAGTGGACACCCCGAACGCGGAGCTGTGGGGTTGGTACAGCGCCTACGACCACGTCTGCCTGGCGCAGCTCTTCGGTCGGATGATCGACCTGCCGACCGGGATTCCGATGTGGACGAACGACTTGCGACAGGAGTCCGAGCGGCTCGGCAATCCACGCCTGCCCGAGCAGGAGGGCGGCGTGCACAACGCTTTGGCCGACGCCCGGCACATCAAGGTCATGGCCGAGCACCTCCTCAGCGTGGCCACTCCTCCGGCGCCCTGACGTAGGAGCCCTTGCCCACCACGGTGTAGACGATCCCTCGCTCCACGAGGATCCTGGTGGCACGCCGGGCGGTGTCGCGGGAGACGTTCCAGATCTGCGCGATCTGGGACTCCGAGGGGACCGCCCGGTCGGGGGGCAGGGCACCGCTGCGGATCTTCTTCTCGATCCTGTCGGCGATCTGCTGGGAGAGCGTCCGGCCACTCTCGTGATCAAGATCATCGGCGAACACAGGTAGGACAGTAGATGTCCGCGCCCGTGGCCAGATGCGGCCCTACAGGTGCAGACGAGTGCAGACAGGTGCGGGTGTCTGGACGTACGGCACCACCGCAACGTACGGTCGACAGCGCGGCCCGGGACGCATGCGGGTGCGTCTCCGGGCCGCATTGACAGCTTCGCAGGGGTCGCGCCGGACGTCTCGCCCATCGTCAGCCCCGCGCCTCACTGGGGTATCGTGGGACGCGGTATAGGTACAGAGAAACCCCCCGGCGCGTTCGGGGGGTTTCTCGATTTCAGGGGCGGTTTACTCCTCGTCGTCGAGTGCAACGACCTCGACGCAGCTGCCGTTCGCGTCACTACGCGAACTCTTTCTCCAGGCAGCCTCGGGCAGATCCTTCGGCATAGGTACAGGCTTCCTCGGTAGACGGGGCACTCACCGGTCAGTGAGCATCTCCAGCGTATTCGCAGGGCTCGCAGCAGCGCCGAGCAGATGCAGGAAAGCGGCATGGTACAGCCGCACCTCTTTGTCATCTTCGATGAACATCTGCCCTGCGACCAGGTCGGCGAACACCGCATCGAGGTCGCCCGGCTCGGGGAACTGCAAGATGTTGAAGCTCCCGCTCATCCCCGCGTGCGCACCGCTCGCGAACGGGATGACGTGCAGCACGACGTTCGGAAGCCGGGCTTGCTCCTTCAGGTACTCGATCTGGGCGCGTGTGATCTCGGGGCTGCCGACCTGACGGTGGAGTGCAGCCTCATCGATGATCGCAACCAGATCCATCGCCGGGCTCTCGTACAGCGACTTCTGCCGTCGCATGCGGACCTCGACGCGCGCCTGCGCCTGCTCATCGGCAAGTTCGCCCGCGGCGCCGGCCACGATCGCTCTGGCGTACTCCTCGGTCTGCAACAGGCCGGGCACCGCGAGCGGCTCGAAGATGAGCACCTTCGCGGCCTCGGCCTCCAAGCCGAAGAACGTCACGGTCTCCCCGGACAGCATCTTGTCGTAGGAGTCCCACCAGCCCTTCTTGGCGCCGTCCCGCGCCAGCTGCACGAGGCGCTCGCGCGTGTGCTCATCGGTGACCTGGTAGGTGTCGCACAGGTCCCGGACGTCGCGGACGTTGTAGCGCTTGGCCTCGCCGGGGCGCTCCATACGGGTCAGCTTGCTGGGGTTCCACTCCAGTCGCCGGGCAACCTCGGCGCTCGTCAAACCCGCGGCATCGCGCAGCCCTCGCAGTTGCTGCGCAAGTCGGCGGCGACGCAGGGTCGGGCTCTGTCGGTCAGGCATAGGTATCTCCGCCACGTCGATCTCACTCAGTGAAGTGATGGTAGGGCACCCCGTATCGGCGGTCATTTTGAAAGCAGACATTGGGTTACTTAACGGACGACACTCAATTTGAGTATTGCGAGTTAGGTTTCACGAGAGCATTATGGCCCCGTACCTAGCCACTTCGCTCGGCCTTACCGACCGGGCACCGCGGGAGTGATCGCAAGTGAGTACCGATCCCGAGCTGACCGCCCTCCAAGAACGCTGGTCGCCCGCCTGGAAGATCTGGCGCGCCTACCGCATGTACGACGCAGTCCCCAGCGGCAGCTATTGCGCGAGCCGCATGGACGACTCAGCCGGGATCACTCCGTTCCTGATGTCCACCATGCCCCAGGCGCTGCACATCGCCCTGGAGGCCCAGCTCGTTGCGGCCGAGTCCGGGGCCAGCTCGGCTCCTGAACCTCCCCTCTGGCCCTGACCCCCTGACGGCTCCGTGTCACCCCCTGGCCGGAGCCGGGACGCTCGGTCCGCGCGGGAGCGGGCGTCCCTTGCCGCCGGGTGATGCGCGCGATGCCGTCCGCTCGCTGCGCTCCCCGGCGGCCCCTGAATGTCCCCGCCAACCATTGAGGAGACCACCGTGAAGAAGGAAACCGAGGACGAGCAGGCCATCCGGCTCGCAGCCCTGCTGGCCGCTGCGAGCAAGCGCGACGACCAGGAGCGCGTGGACGAGATCTCCAGCCTCATCAAGGCCATGGGCTACGACAAGTAGCCCATACAGACCCGGTGGCTTCGGGTGCTGGATGGAACCTGACCCCGGAGCCACCGGACACCATCCGGCCAGTGGTGAAAGGAGGAAGCACATGGAGTTCTACAAGTCGAGCTACAGCGGCAACGGCGGCAACTGCGTCGAGGTCGCCACGACCGACGACGGCACCGGCGGGTCCTGACCGACCCGCTCATAGACGCCGCGGCCCCGGATCCTCCCTGCGGGGGGAGACCGGGGCCGCGGCCCATAGAAGGAGAGCACGTGAACGAGAACGACCCGATCGACTGGCGCAAGGCCAGCGACTCCATGGCGAACGGCAACTGTGTCGAGGTCGCCACCATCACAGAACGGACCGCCGCATGAGGAAGAGCGAACTGATCGACCAGGTCGCAGAGAAGCTCGGCGACAAGAAGACCGCCGCGGTGGCCATCGACGCCTTCGTGGACGCCATCACGACTGCCGTCGCCAGTGGGGAGAAGGTCACCCTCGTTGGCTTCGGGTCCTGGGAGCCCGTCACCCGGCCCGAGCGGCAGTCCCGGAACCCGGCCACCGGCGCCACCATCACCGTCCCGGCCACCCGTGTGCCGAAGTTTCGCGCCGGGGCAGCGCTCAAGGCGGCCGTCAAGGGCCGCCGGGATGCCGCCTGATCCACCTGACGACCCGGCCGGCCACGTACCCCCTGGGCCGGCCACATCGACGCAAGGAGCACACCCGTGAAGGCCCCCGCAGTACCCGCCGAGACGGCCGTAGCCGAGCCAGTGGCCGACGGCTGGTCGATCGATGGCATCAGCCGCGTGCTGGGTGGCCTCGGCCTGCTCGGGCTCGCCCTCATCACCGGGGTCATCAGCTACCAGCACGGCCTGGAAGTCGCCCGGATGGCCGGAGCGGTCGGCATCGTGGCCTACCTGGTTCCGCTCGTGGCCGACCTGATGATCGCCACGTCGTCGCTGTCGATCCTGGACGCCGCCCGGAACGGTGGCGGTAAGCCGGTGTTCGCCTGGATCAGCCTCGTGTTCGGCGCGCTGGGAACGGTGGTCATGAACGTGGCCGCCGCATGGGGGTCAGGACTGTGGCCTTGCCTGCTCAACGGCGGTGTGCCCGTGGCTTTGATCCTGTCCTACGAGGCGCTCATGGAGATGATCCGCAGAGCCCGTCAGCGAGCCCTCGGCGACGACGAGCCGGACCAGCCCGAAGCCAACTTGAACCAGTGCCCGCACCTGCCCGCCAAGACGGCCGACGACGCCCCCGTCGTCGCCTTCCTCCACGCCCGGGACTGCATGGACGAACGGCCGACCCTGCGCCAGCACGCGGCAACCTGGGGCGTCAACCGAGCCACGCTGTCCGAGCGGCTCAAGAAGATCGAAGAGCCGACCGAATCGGAGCCGGCTCGCGAGCCCGTGCTGAACGGATCGGGGCCAGCGTGACGGCACCGCCCGACAACGTCCGGCAGCTCCGTCCAGGTGGCCAGCCGGACGGCGAGCCCGTCCCGGAGGATGAGCCGGGGCGGGACCTCGCCGTACCGGGACCGGACGAGGTGGCCATGCGCGGGGACGAGGCGGTCGTCGAGTGGGAGGAGCCACTCCCGCCGCCGGCCATCCCCCGCGTCCTGAACATCATCGTCGTACGGACCCGCGAGGTAGCCGCCCATGGCAGCACCCGCGCGGTTGTCCGGGAAGCCGCCTACGTGCCCATCGGCGCCGGCGTTCTGCTGAAGCGGCTGTGGCGAGCGAAGACCAACAGCATCCACGAGCAGATGATGCGCGCGGCGATGGCCGCAGGGAACTGGGAGAAGCTGGAGGAGTGGGAAGCCCGCGGCGAGCAGGCCCGCGAGCGCCGCCACCGGCGCCGGACGTCCGCACCGGAAACGATCGTCAACTTCATCAGGGCGGCCGCGATCACCCTCGCCGCGATCATCGTGTTCCTGCTGCTCATCGGCATCACTCTCGCCATCGCCGACCATGACCCGCACGAGATCCGGCAGACGTTCGTCACCGTGTCCAACGGTGTCCGCGGCCTGGTCACAGTCCTGGCGATCGTGTGGGGGCCACTCGTCATCCTCGCGCCGTGGCTCGGCCTCGGCATGCTGTGGCACGTCGGCCGCAACTCCGGTGCCGGGCCCGCCTGGCTGCAGGTCGCGGCCGAGGGCGAGGACGTCGATATCGACGAGACCACCATCGCCCGCGCGCTGGAGGCGCTGCGAATCCCGCAGGTCACGGCCTACTTCAAGGCAGGCAATCCGCTGCAGTTCATCACGATTCCCCGGCGGGACGGGCGCGGCACGTTCTTCGCCGTGCGTCTGCCGGGCGGCGTGACCGCTGAGCGGATTTCACGGCGCCGCGCCGACTTCGCCACCACCTTGCACCGCCTGGCCAAGGAGGTCTGGCCGACCACCGGCACCGAGGCGGGCATCCTCGCCACCTGGGTTGCCGACAAGGGCGCGCTGGCTGAAGGCGCCGGGCCGTACCCCCTGCTCACGGAGGGGAAGGTCGACGTCTTCAAGGGCGTGCCGCTCGGCAAGACCCTGCGCGGCGACCCGATCAACGCGCCCGTGATGGAGCGGAACACGATCGCGGGAGGGATGCCAGGTCAGGGCAAGTCCAGTGCCGCGCGGGCGATGCTCGCGGGTGCTGCACTCGATCCGACCGCCGAGATCTGGATCAACGTCCCGGACACGAACTTCGACTTCGAACTGTTCAAGCGCCGCGCTGCCCGGTACGTGATGGGCGCCGAAGACGAGCGCATCGAGGAGATCCTTCACGACCTGCAGGACCTGTACGCCGAGGTCCAGTCGCGCGGGCAGATCCTCATCGACCAGCAGGAACCGGCCACCACGCGGCGCCTGGCCGACGCTGGTATTGGGCTGCATCCACTGTTCTACCTGCTGGAAGAGGCGCACCTGGCCATCCAGCACAGGAAGTTCGGCAAGGAGATCTCCCAGCTCCTCATCGACATTGTGAAGCTGGGCCGCAAGCGCGGCATCCACGTCATCGTCTCGACGCAGGCGCCGACGAAGGACTCGATGCCCCGCGACGTCACGAGGAACTGCTCCAACGGCATCGCGTTCGCCGTCGGTGACCACGTGGCCAACGATGCGCTGCTCGGGCAGGGCGCCTACACGGCCGGCCACAAGGCCACCGAGCTGATCCCCGGCGTGGATAAGGGCACCGCGGTCTGCAAGGGCCTGTCCGGTGAGCGGTCGGACATCGTGCAGGCGTACTTCATCTCGATCGAGAAGGGCAACGACCAGCTCACGCCCATCATCGAGCGGTCGCTGCAGGCCATCGCGGACCTCGGCCGCGCCGTGCCCGGCAAGGGCGGGCCGCGGCGCGCTCCGAAGCGGGACCTGCTGGAGGACTTGGAGGCTGCGCTCGGCGAGGAGACCGTCCCCGCGGCGGACGTACCGGCGCTCCTGGCCCGCCACGCGCCCGGCTGGGCCCCGTACCGGCGGATGACCGGCAAGGCCCTCAGGGATCGCCTGGCGCGCGAGTACGGAGTGAAGGTGCCGTCGACCGACAACCGCTGGTGGATCAGCCCGGCCCTCATCGCTGACGCGCTCGCGCGACGAGCGAATTAGGTGATGCGCGATGCGGAACATCGCGCCTGGAGGGAGTCAGAGCAGGTCTTGCCGGGGGTTCCGTTCACGTAATTTTCATCATTTTCGCAGGTCAGGGGCTGTAGGCCAGCGAATTACAAACCTAATCCGCTTTGACGGATGTAATTCCCCGCGGGAAGGCCTTCCGATGCCCTCGACTGTCGCCCTGATCCTCGCCATCGCCGCCCCGCCCGTGATCAGTGCGTGGCTGTGGCCGTTCGCCAAATGCCGGTCGTGTCGCGGCTCCGGGAGGAGTGTCGGCAGCAACCGTCACCGCTGGGGCATCTGCGGGCGGTGCGGAGGCACAGGGAAGCGCATTCGGCTCGGCGCGCGGCGGCAGCGATGACTGAAGGAGCACACCACCGTGGATGAGGCCACTGCAGACCACCTGGCCATCGATAACGATTGCGGCACCCCGAGGGGCTACAGGGCACACCTCAGGCGCAGAGAGGACGTCTGCGATCCGTGTCGGCTCGCGATAAATGCCTACGCCCGGGAAAAGCGCGACACGCGTCAGTCCATGGCGCACAACATGGCCCGACGGCGGGCGTGCGCCGAGCTGGCCCGCCGCTATGCCGAGGAGTACTCGGAGCTGTACGCGGCCGAATATCCGATCGCCCTGGCCGAGCAGCGCGCAAAGGAAGTGCCCCCGCCCTCCCGGTCGTGAGACCGAGCAAGCGGGGGCTTCGTGCGTGGACGGCGGTGCCGCTTGTCCTTGCGGAGCTCAGGCCACCACGTTGGCCTACCAACAGGGTACGACGAAAGCCGCCGCCCGTCCGGACGAATCCGGATGCGAGCGGCGGCTCTCTTGGGGGGACCCTGCCGGGGGCAGGTCTACGGGCGGCGCCGGACCGTGGCCGGGGTGTTCGGCACCAGCACCACCGCGAGCGCACCGACGACCGTCAGCACGAGGTTGATCCACTGCGTGGCCGACGAGCCGACCGGAAGCATGTCGCTCACGGCGACCAGGGCGGCGGTGACGGCCGCTACGACGAACTTGGCGTACTTCATGGGTCAGCCTTCCTGGGCGGTGTCGAGGGAGGCGCGGACGAAGCAGTCCTTCGCCTCCAGGAGCTTGCGGAGCCCCGCCGTCAGCTCGGGTCCGTCGGGCAGGTCGCCGATCATCTGCTCGGCAAGGTCGTGACATGCCTGCGAGGTCGCGCGCAGCGGCGTCTTCAGGTGGTCATACGCGAAGTACCGGGCGATCTGCCGGGTACCGGGGTGACGGTTGGGCAGGTCGTTCATGGGGCCTCCTTCGTGATGCGCCGGTCGGCGCGGCCGAGCTGGTGCCGCTTGGCGGCGATGTAGGCGCGGTTCGCGGTCGCGCCGAACTCCTGGTCTTCGTGGCCGTCCGGCCAGCGCTGCACGCAGTAGCCGCCCGGAGCGAGGGCGAAGGGCTGGTCGACCTCACCGTTGTCGAGCCAGTGCAGGCGGCCGGTGGGGACGCCCGAGCCGTACCAGGCCGGGCAGACGAAGTCGCTCACCGCGACGCCATCGATCTCGTAGCTGTCGCCCTCGACGGGGTCGCATGCCTCGTAGGCAACGCTGTAGCCGTACCCGGTGTCCGCCCACTTGTCGACGTCCGGGTCACAGAACGTCTCGACGACCTCGTGGCTGAGCGTTGTGGACACCGGCACGCCGTACTGCACGCACGGCCCGGCGAACACCCGGCCGTAGATGCGGCCGCTGGCGTCCTCGGTGTGCCAGCCGAGATCCCCGGCCTGGTCCGCGTCGTCCAGCACGGTGATGACCCACGCGCCCGCAGGAGCGTGGCTGGCGGCAGACAGGAAGCTGACCCGTACCGAGGGCAGGCCGTACGCCGGCGCGACGTGCTCGCGGACCTGACGCGCGCACGCGGCCGTCCACGTCTTCACCTGGTCATCGGTGATGAGCGTGCTCTTGTTGATGACGTAGATGCCGGACTTCGGCCTGAGGACGCGCAGGAGGCGGCAGCTCATCAGAACAGCTCGTGCCAGGTGTCCATGCCACATTCCCCGTCAGCGGCCAGCTTGTGCGCCTTCTGGAAGGCGATGACCTTGGCCTTGGTCTTGGGCCCGAAGTCGCCGTCGGCCTTCAAGCCTCCGAGCTTCTCCTGGATCCTCCGGACATTGCCGAGGTTGGGCACGCCGGTCTTGTAGACGTGGCCGGGCCACAGCGTCGCCGCGTCGGAGTAGGCCGGGCGGCCGGTGCCGAGCATGTACGCCAGCGAGCGGGTCTGCCGGTACACGCCGTTGCTGGCCGAGCCGGTGTTCCCGCCGATCGTGACGACGTTCCCGCCGCTCGTGAAGCCCTCGATGATCTCGACGTGGTTCGCGACCCCGTTGTGCTCCCAGTCCCAGAACACGATGTCACCGCGGTGGACGCCCCAGAACGACTTGCCGTTCCAGGCGTCCTTGCCCTTGAACCACGACACGTGGGACGGGCAGTAGGCGAAGTGCCCGACGGCTTTCGCCTCACCGGACTGGCTGCCGCACCAGGACTGGAACATGTCGCACCAGGACTCGTGGTCAGCGCCGAACCACTTGCCGAACTTCGTCGCGTTGTTGCTGCCCTCGCGGTAGCCGAGCTGGCCGCGAGCGGCGTCGAGCATCTTCTGAACGGTCACAGCTCTCCCCTCTCGGCCCGGAGGTCGTCCGGGTCCTGGGTGACGCCTTCCTGGAGCTCGGGCTCAAGGTGCTCGCCGGCGACCGGCGGCGTGTTCTCTGGCTCGCTCATGGGGTTCCTCCGAGAGATAGACATGCGTGGAGCGCGAGCACCGACAGCCCCGCACCGCACTGCGGCGATGCGGTCGGCTGCGGTGAAGGCTCGGGGTGAGGCCGCGAGACGCCCGGCTCGCCGCGGCCACCAGTCAGCGGCTGTCCGGCCGCCAGGACCGTCGTGTCGGCCGCCGGAGCGCTCACCGTGGTCGTACCGGCCGGGGCCGGGCGGACGGTCACTGGCGGGGCTGTGACCGTCGTCGTGGCCGTCGGTGCCGGGGCTGCAGCGGACGGGTGGCCGGGCCCGCCCATGAGCACGGCGATGGTCAGCATCGTGATGCCGGCGCCGAGGACGACCGGGCCGCCATGTTCGCTCGTCGCCTTGAGTGCGGTCGTGACGTTCATCCGTTGCCCTTCGTCATGAGGTATGCGCCGAAGAGGGCAAGGACTGCGCCGAACGCCGTCTGGGCGAGGCCGAGCAGCCACGTGCGATTGCCGGTCGACTTGGACGTGTCGTTCTGTTCCAGGCGAAGGAGCCGGTCGCCGATCGGGCTGAGCATCGCCAGCAGAACCTTCTCGCTGACGTAGTGCTGCTCGATGAAGGAGATCTTGGTTTCGTGCCGCTCGGTGGTGCGGCCGATCTCCGACAAAGTTGGTTCGCCACTCAACCGGCCCTCCTTCGCACTTCAGCTGATGTTACCGCCGGTAACACCCCTACGGGGTTGGGGTGTCGACGGGACGTCAAGTCGCCGGCTGCACAGTGATCTCACGGGCCGCGATGTCAGCCGTTCCGGATCCTGCGGATGTCGCGTGCATCACCCGGATGTAGTACGTCGACCCGGCCGTCAGGCCGGTCACCAGCGAGGTGCGGCACACGTACTGGTAGTCGTCCGTCGTGTAGCCGCCGCCGGACCCGCAGCCGTACTGTGCGACTGCCGGGGCGAGGAACAGGGTTCCGGCCGAGCTGGTGCCGAGGTAGATCTGCGGGGCCAGGAAAACCCTGTCCGCGTTCGCCGCGTTGTTCCGGACTCCTCCGGAGATCGTGACGATCACCTGCCCGGACAGCGGAGCGACGAACGTGACGCCGGTCTCCGGAGTCCCGGCGATGTAGGTCGTCGACGCGATGTTCGCGTTCGTTGTGTTATCGAACGCCTGCACGGTGACCGGCGTCGGCATGACGCGCTGACCTGCGAGGACTACAGCCATCTACCTCTCCTTTCAGCTTGCTGGGGCGACGACGAGGCTCCGGCCGGACAGGTCGGAGGTGCTGGCCGTGGCGCCGGAGTTGTTCACCTGCGCGTGCATGGTCCGCACGTAGTACGTCGATCCCGGCGTCAGTCCGGCGATGAGCGACGTACGGGAAAGGAACTGGTATCCATCGGTGGTGTAGCCGCCACCCGAAGCGATGCCGTACTGCGGTGCGGTCGGCGCGAGGATCTCCGTCCCGGCGGCAGAGGTCCCGAGGAAAACCTGGGGCGCGACAAAGACCCTGTCGTTGTTCGCCGCGTTGTTCTCGACGCCCCCGCCGATGGTGAGTAGGACCCGGCCGGTGGTCGGCGCCATGAACGTCACGCCCACCTCCGGCGTACCGGCCGCATAGGTGGTGGTGATGGTTCCGTTGATGATCGTCGTCGCATCGAACACCTGCACTGCGGGCGGGTAGTCCAGGGCCAGGATGCGGGTGCCGCCGAGAAGGTCGTTACCCATCACAGCTCCCGGTACGTCGGCGAGTACAGGCGCACGTCATCCCCGGATGAGTGGGCTTTGACCAGGCCGTTCACGCTTCTCGTCACCGTGAACGTCTGCGGGCTGGAGGCCCCCGAGATGGCCGGGGTGAGCATGTCGAAGTCGTCGTAGTCGACGGCGACCGGCAGCGTGTTCGTGTTCCCGGCGCCGAGACTGGTCTTCGTGCCGACCTTCCCGGAGGAGAACGCCGCATCGCTGGCTGTGACCTGCCAGGCCGGTTCGGGTGTGCCGGCGGTCCACACGCGGGCGCTGATCTGCGACCCCACGCACGCCGCCCGGATCCGTACGGCGACACCGGGTGTGTAGCGGGTGACGTCGACCTGTGATCCGAGGGACGTGAACGTCCCGGCGACGCGTTTGAAGACTTCGAGGGTGACGGTGCCGGACGGGTTGAAGCTGACCTGCGCGAGGTAGGTGTTGTTGTCGTCGGTGTAGCGCAGCACGATCCCGGCCGTGATGGTGTCGGTCGCGGCAGTGACGGGTGTGGTCGCAGAGACGATGACGGCGGCGTCGGTGATCGCCGACCCGATCGCCGTGAACCGGCGGGTGGTGACGTCCGTGCACGACACGCGGCCGGCCGAACCGGTCACGCTGTAGTTCGCCGCACTGCCGCCGGAGGTGGCCCAAGACTGGCCGGTGTCCGCCGTCCCCCAGCTGGAGGAGGCGGAGCGGGTGAACGTATCGGTGATGCGTGTGGAGGTGTTGATGACGCGGACCTGCTCGCCGCCGACAGCGAGGTCGAATGGCAGCTCCGCCGGGTCGGTCGTCCACAGGGGGCCGAGGGTCGTGGCGACGGACAGGGATGTGGCGCTGCTGGTCGCCGAGGATGACAGCTGTGAGCCGGCCGTGTCGTAGCGGTCGGTGCCGTACACGGCGATCTCGTACGGGGACGCCGGGGAACAGTTCAGGGTCGCGTCGTGCAGGAAGTTGGTGAACGTCTCGCTGGTGCCCTGGATGAGCTGGCTGATCTGGTCGGGCGGGAGCCAGCTCGGGGGGTGTGTGACGGTGACCCGGTCGCCGACCTCGGATTCGAGGAGTTGGCGGACGAGGGTGGGGTTGGCGACGAGTTCGTTGGAGTGGTACGCCACCGGAAGCTGCGGATACCGGGCTTCGTCGACGGTGCCGAGGTGGGCGCGCCACGATGCCTGGTAGGCGCACTGTTCGTCGTCGACGAGGCTGACGGAGGGCTGGTCGGAGTAGGTGCCGACGCCGTCGGGTGGGGCCTGGGTGGACAGGGGGCCGTCGGCGATGTCGACGCGGGCGGAGCCGCCGCCGGTCCGGGACACGGTGACGCTGTTGTGGATGGCCTGGTCGTCGTCGACGGGGTTGAGGGCGTCGGACAGTTCATGCGCCGCGTAGTCGATGGCGACGGCCGGGTCCTGGTTGTAGAGGCTGGTGCGGGTGCGGTAACCGATGCCGAGAATCTCGCGCGGCTCGAACAGGGTGCCGAGGTCGGCGTCCTCGCACTCGCGCAACAGGTCCAGCAGGGCGCCGGGACGCTGCACGCCCATGGCGGTGGAGTCGTCAAGGTCCCCGATGCCCCGGAAGGTGATGCCCTCCTCGGAGCACAGGCGTTCGACGCGGCGTCCGGCGGTCTCGCCCGGCCAGCCCTCAAGTTCGCTTTGAAGATCGAAGATGTTGGTGATCTGGGAGTGCACGGAGATGTGGCCAATGGCCACGTCGTCGACGTTGTTGGTCGGGTCGACGATGATGGTCTTGATGCGGGAGAACGTACGGCTCGTGACCGAGTCGGTGAACCCGGATGCGCTGCTAGCGCCGGGCGCCGTGCGCTGCACGCCGACCGTGATGTTGCCGCCGCTTTGGGTGAGCTCGAACGACACCCGGACGTTGGCGCCGTTGAACGGGCCCGATCCGGTGTTCGCCTTGAGTAGGTTCCCGTCCGAGTCGTAGACGTTGAGACCGATCGATCCGCTGGACGCCGTGAAATAGATGAGGTCCCACCGTGCCGCCGTGCCGGTCGTGAGAATGCGCATGATGATGGCGTTGTTCGTCGTCCCGCTGGTCGGGATGGACAGCAGGAACCGGACCTGCGCGGTGCTGGTCGGGGTGTAGACCGCGACCGGCCCCGCCCAGCTCGTGTTCGACACGGTCGGCAGGGAATCGGACGCCTCGAAGACGCCGGAGCCGCCAAACGAGGGCGGGGCCGAGGGTGTCATCGGCCGGCCGTTCGGCAGACCCGAGGCGATCAGCTTCGAATCGGAGCCGTCCTCGCACGGCCAGTAGCTCACCACCCCGGCTTCGGTCAGGATGCCCCGGTACAGGGCCGACCGCAGTGGCGTCCCGGCCGCGCCGATCCGCCGGGTGATCCCTGCCGCCTCAGCAGGGACGTAGACGTCCCGGCCGGAGATGTCCCAGCGTGACGGCAGGGTCGCCATCTCGCCGTGGAAGCGCCACCTGCGGTTCGTCAGGTAGGCGCTGCCCTGGAGTGTCCACGTGTTCGGCGAGCTGGCGGTGTCGGCGAACGAAGTCGCGCCGACGGCCTGCGCGGTGAAGTCGGGGTTGGCGACCACGGTCCCGGCGATGCCGTTGCGGAGCTGGAACGCGTGGACCTGCCCAGCGACCGCGACCGAGCGGGTGCCATCGGCGGAAGCGGTGAGACCCGTGTTGTCGCCGACCTCAACAGGTGACGTGCTGTCGAAGACGCTGGTGATACCCGACGTGACCACGGGGGCACCGAGCTGCGTCCACGACCCTGAGATCGTGTCGGAGGTGTAGAACGTCACCGTGCTGCCGGATGCGCCGTTGTTGACGTCGAGCGTGACCCGCACCGCGCGGCGGCCAGGGTAGATCGGCATCGGAAGCGTCGAGGTCACGGTGGTGGCGTTGGCGGCGGTCCCGTCCGTCGACCATCGAAATACCAGCGTTCCGTCACCGTTGGTCTGGACCGCCCAGGATCGCTGGTTTGTGGCGGTCAGGTACTTCCCGCAGAGGTCGCGGCTGGTCCAGCAGGAGGCCGTCAGGTCGATGCGGACGTCGATGTCACCGGTGATGCCCAAGGCGGTCACGTCGGGGGCTGAGGCCATGTCTCCGTTGACGCCGGCCAACTCCAGAAACTTGCCCGGCACGCGCGTTGTCGAGACCCGTACGGGCGTGTTACGCCCGATCAGCCCGTAGTACGCCCCCGACGGGTTACGCGGGGAGAATCGGCCGCTGCGGTTGTTCAGCGTCATCGTCAACCGCGACGGATCAACCTGACTCGCCTCATCGGAGCGGCCACGCGAGATCGTCAACGGATCCCGCCCGTACGCCTGCGACGTGACGTCCGTCCATGTACCGCCGATGTCCATCTCAACGGTAATGTCCCGGGGGATCTGCGGGAAGCTCGGCATCACTTCCTCCCGAGGACGACCTGGACGTTGCCGCCCTTCACCCGGATCGAGTTACGGAGAACCTCCAGCAGCAGGTCATCCAGCCGCGACCCACCCGAATGGATCTCAATCACCGACGCCCCACCGCCACCGCCGCCCAGCCCGGCGAGCTGCTGCATCGACTGGCCGTGCGGAATCACCCGGCTGCCCCTCGGCAGGTTCACCAACTCCGCGCCCCGCTCACCCACCAACGTCAGGTTCGAACGCGGACCACCCTCCGCCGCGTGACCGACGACGCCACCCGTGGCCATCCCCTGACCGCCGACGATCCCGCCCGTCGCGAGCCCGAAGATCCTCGCACCGATACTCACCGTCTTGGAGACCACCCGCGAGATCGCGCCGATCAAGCTCAGCACCCCGCCGAGACCGAACACGCTCGCGCGCACCTTGACGGCCTTACCGACGAACCGCTTGATCGCACTGATCACCCGCTCCACCGCATGCAGCGCAGCCTCGGCGCCGGCCTGATGGATCCCGACCCTCTTCCCAACGAACCGGCGGATGATCGCAACGACCCGGCTGACCGCACTGACCACGGCGGCGGCACCCGACTGGGCCAGCTTCACCGTCTTGTTCTTGATCCCCCTCGCGGCGGACGCGACCCGGTGAATGGCGCTGCTGGCCAGGTCGATCGCCTTGAGCGTGAACTTGATGACCTTGTCGCCGTGACCGAACGTCGTGATGTTCAGGATCGACTCAAGGGCCGCCTTGGCCTCCTTCGCGCCACCCTTCGCGACGTCCTTGATGCCGTCCCACATCCGCCCCCAGTTGCCGGAGAACAAGCCTGAGGCGATCTCCAGACCGCCGGACAGGACATCGACCAGCCCGGACAGGGCATCGAGGATGTCGGTGATCGCCGACACCACGGTCGGGGTGAAGATGTCCGCGAGCTTCCCCGCCAACGGGGCCACGGCCTTCATGAAGTCGACGAACGCCGGAACCAGCTCGTCCTTGACCTGCTTGCCGATCTTGTCGAGGATCGGCCCGGCCTTCTCCTTGATCTTGTCGAACATGTTCTGGATGTGCGGGCCGATCGTCTTCGCCGCATCGCCGATGGCGCGGAAGACATCACCGGCCTTGCCCAGGTGCATCAGGATCGCCAGGACCGGGGATAGTGCCGCGGCCATGGCCTCGAACGGGTTCTTCGTGTGCAGGAAGTCCGCGAACTTGCCGAACAGCTTCGCCAAGAAGTCGATCACCTTCAGGCCGCCCTCGACGACCTTCAACATCCCGGTGATGAATCCGGCGAACAGGTCAGGGTTTTTGGAGATCGTGCCGGCCATGCCGGAAAGGGCATCGGCGATCCCCTTGAAGATCCCCGGCAGGCCCTTGCCGATGGATCCGAGTAGCAGCGAGAACGCCTTGGCGACCGGGCGGATGGCGGGCGCGAGCTTGGAGAAAGCTTCGCCCAGCTTGGTCACAAAGCTGGTGACGGCCGGCGCGACGAAGTCCTTGAATACGCCCTTGAGGATCGGCTGGAGCTTCTTCAGGCCGTTGCCCGCAACGTTGAAGATGTTCGCCCAGGTTTCCTCGAACGGCTTCCCAATGTCCTTCATGAAGCCGCTGAGGAACTTCTTGAACTGGCCGAACTCCTTCTGGACCGACTTCAGATGCCATGCGGCGACCAGGCCCAGCCCGGCGAGGCCGGCGCCGAACGCGAAGACCAGCGCGGTCGCAGCCAGCGCGCCGATCGCCGGGAGCTCGGGGAGCAGCGCGGCGATCAGCATCGGGATCCACGCGCCCTTGATCACGCCGGCGGCGTCACCCAGCGACTTCCCGAACGAGGTCGCGGTGCTCGACCCGGCGTCGCCTCCGATGCTCTTGAACTTGGAGAGGCTGCCGCGCAGGCCGGCAGCCATGGACTCGCCACCGTGCTCGCCGACTACCCGGAACTTCTCCTTGACCTTGACGTCGAGTTCTTCGTCGAGGCCGTCGCCCCACTTCGTCAGGTGCGGGTCGAACGACTTGACCATCTCCTCGCCGGAGTGGTCGCCGATCTCCTTGAACCGTTCCGTGGTGGTCTTCTCGACGTCGTCGAGGCCGTCTTTGACGGACTCGTGCAGGGCGGTGCGGGCCTTCGCGCCGATCGCGGCGAAGTCGGTGCGGTCCTTCGACGTGACAATGATCTCGACTTCATTGCTCAAGGCCCGGCACCTCCCCCTTCGACTCGTTCAGCCCTGCCATGTCCTCGATCTGGAGGAGCTGGATGATCTCGACGTCTTCGTCCAGGACCTGCGACGGGAGTACGTGGAACCGGTCGCAGATCCCGAGGATCAGCTCTGCCCGGACAAGGCCAGCCGGGCGTCCGACAACGGATCCATCTGCAGTGACGCCTCCGGGAACGTCACGCCAGAGACGGAGTCTTTTCCCAGGCTCTTGGGCACGCTCGATACGGCACTCATCCAGGCCTTGATGATCTCCAGGACGAAGTCCAGATCCTGGCTGTGGAGACCTTCGAGCGTGGCCGGGATCGGCTTGTCGTTGTCGTCTTCGAGGTTCCAGGAGACCAGCGCCGTGGCGAAGGACTGGAAGAGGTCGGTGATCTTCTCCATGTCCTCGACACCGAAGTCGGCCGAGTCGTCCAGCTCCATCAGCTCGGTGATCTTCAGGAACTCGCCGACGGGTACGGACTTCGCGCGGATCTCAAGGCCCTCGAACTCCTCATCGGCGAATACCAGCCGGAAGATCTTGCTCCGCTTGTATCCCACCGCTCAGGCCCAGGTCGGCACGGCACCGTCAGCGAGCACACCGGGCACCGCCCAGGTCAGCTCACCGCCGTCCGCGCGGGTCAGCGGATAGTCGGTGTACAGCACCTCGGGCGGCGTCGAGAACGACTGGCTGTTCACGGTGATCGAGGTGGTCCGCGCGACCGACGTGGACGGGATGGTCTTCCACACGGTGTGGCTCGTGGCCGAGTTGAAGACGCCGTTCAAGGTGATCGAGAAATCCGCGAGCAGCAGCAACCTTTCGATCGCGCTCTTGTCGATGCCTGTCACGTCCTGCACGGCGCGCGGGGTGGCGAACTGAAGGTTCGTCACGTCGTTCTTGATGACGACCGGGGTGCCACCGCTGTCATCGACCGACAGGGTGGTCCACCCGAGTCCGGATGCCTTGGCCATGGTCAGCCCCTCTCTATTTCGTCAGCGATTCGCTGCTGGTGTTCGGCGAAGTCCTCGACCCAATGCGCGGGGCTCGTGTGCTTCGTGACCTGGCCGGTCGGGTTCCCGCGATGGTCGCCGCCGCGGGCAATGAAAATCTCGGGGCGTTCGATGCGGGTCCGGTGTGTGTCGGAGGCGAAACACCTTTGCCCGGGCTCGAACCGGAACACCGTCAGGCCTGCATCGCGGGACTCGGAGAAGCCCCGTCCGGAGTCCTTGCGGATGTAGTGGGCCTGGGCTTGGCCGAGGTCCGTGGTCTCGTCCACACGCGTCTCCCAGCCGTTCAGGTATCGGGAGCACTCGACCTCGGCGCACGTCGCCGGCCGGAAGTGCGTGGCGAGCGGGGTGTAGATCCCGTACGTCTTGTAGGCCTGCACGGGGCCGACCGGGTCGATGCGTCCCATCAGAACACCTGCCCTGCGATGGCGTTCTTCGTGACCTGCACGGCGAACGTGACCGAGGTGACGCCCCCGGTGGTGACCGTCGAGGCCCGGAGGTAGCGGCGGACTGTCGCGGTGTTCGTCAAGGCGATCCGCTGCGTGAACGGCGCCGCTGTCACCTGCGTGAACGCGAAGCCGGTGACGTCGGTGAACGAGCTGTTGTCCGCCGAGTCCTGGATCTTGATCGTCACGTCGGTGCCGGTGAACGCGGTCACCTGGAGGTAGGCCTGCGCACCGAAAGCGAGTGAGCCGCCCGTGTCGAAGCTCGTGCCGTTCGTTGCCGCGGTGTCCGTGCGCAGGCCGGCGGTGAGCTGGTCGCCCCACTCCAGGCCGTAGCCGTTCGCCTGGACCTGGGTGTTGAGCGTCAACGCCCCGTCGTCGGCCCTGGTCGGGTCGTAGTTGATCTGCTTACCGACCAGCGACGCGACCGGGTTCCCGATCGCGGTACCACGGAAGTAGGAGACGACGACGTCGGCGGTCGGCAAGGTCTTCAGGACCGGGGTCGCCTGGCCGGCCGCGGCGTTGAAGAAGCTGGTGAACTCGATGCCGCCGTCGCGGCCGAGGCCGATCCGCTCGAAGCCGTACTTGTCGATCCCGGTGACGTCCTGTGTCGCGATCGATCCGCCGATGCGGGACAGGGAACCGATGTCACCGGAGAGGTTGTAGCCGCCGACGTAGAGGTTGTCGCCGAGCCCGCTGGTCTTTGCCACCTATGCCACCTGCTCGAATACGTCGTTGTAAATCACGGGCACGGTCAAGGTCATGACCCGGTACTGGCGGCCGTCCTGGTTCAGGTAGCCGGCCTGTGCGGACAGCGGCACGCCCTCCGATCCGAGGAGATCGATCTCACGAGCGCTGCCGGCGAGGGTGAAGTCGCCGGAGAAGTCAGCTATCAGCGCCGCGACCGCGGACATGATGTTCGGGTCGATCGCGTCCTGTGGTTCCTGGGCCAGGCTGGAGTAGACGCGGATGCTGAAGGCGATCCGCATCGAGGTGGCGTCGAGCCCAGAGGATCGGATCGGCTGGATACGGTCGCCCCATACCGCGCAGGTCAGCCCGTTGCCGGGCGCGTTCTTCGGTTCGTGACCCTGTACGCGGTCGAACCATCCTGATGCGGCGGCATGGCTGATGAGGCCGTCGAAGGTCGCCCGCGGATCCCAGGTCACTGCATCCTCCGCACGTACTTCTCCAGGAGGCGCTCGGCCAGCCCGGTGGCCTGTCCGCGCAGCTGCGCGGTGGCGCGGCGGAACGAGTGGTAGCCAGGGAAGATCGTCACCGGGGCGTTGCGGGAACCGACACCCTCCAGCCACGGGCCGTAGATGATCCCGCGGTCATGGACGACGACGTCGGCGCCGACGTTCTCGGCGAGCACCTGCGTCTCGTAGTACGGCGTCGGATGCCGGATCGAGCCTTCGAGCATGTGCATGACGTCGCTGTAGCCCTGCTGGCCGATGTCGTGCTTGGCCTCTTCGAGGAACGCATGCACCTCGCGTGCGGCCCGGCCGTCGAAGAGGGGGCCGTGGGTGTTGATCTCGATGGTGCCCATCACACGGCTCCGATCCTGGCTTTGCGGCCGAACGCGGCATAGGCCCGATCGCGCAGCCCGTCGATGCCGAGGCCAAGCTGGTACTTCGATGAGCGGATGTTCGACACGCTGATCGAGTTGTGGGAGTTGTCTTGCACGGACCCGGCGCGTGCGTACCCGGCGGGCTCCTGCAGCATCTGGTCGAGCGCCTCAGCCACGCACAGGTCCCGGATGAGGCCGGGTGGTGTGTGGCGTGCGATCGCCGTGCCGCTGCCGTGTGAGGCCGCTGTGGTGCCCTGCGCGGCCCGCTCGACGGTGAGGCGCCTGGACGCGTAGACGTCGGCGCCGGTCGTGTGCGCGGCCAGCGTGCTGCCGTCCCACTGGCGCTTGACGATCAGGTTGTTGCCGGCGATGTCAACGATGAGCATCCGCTCAGCGTCGATGAGGATGACCTCGTCGATGCCGTACGCGGTGCCGTTGGCGACGGGCACAGTGACCTCGGCCATGGACGCTGTGAGGTTCCCGGCGAGGTTCTGGCCGGTGTCGAGCATGCCCCGGTCGGTGACGAGCATCCGCTCCGTCTCGACGCGGATCAGGTGACCGACGCCGATCGCCGCGGAATCGGTGACGTCAACGGTGGCCTGGCTGGAGTTGAGCGCCCCCGCGAGCGCGCCGGCCGTACGCTCGGCCGCGGTGTAGCCGAACACGCCGGCCACCGAGATGTCCCGCTGGGTCGTGACGCCTCCACCGAAGGTGGCGCTGCTGTCCAGGCTGATCTCGATGTGGGTGTACGGGGGCTCTTCAAGGTTGTCGCTCCGCCGCGCGAAGTACGCTGACGGCGGGATGACCACGCCGCCGGAGGTCAGCGTGGCGACGGAGACGAGTTCGTTCGCGCCGAGCCATAGCCGCCATGACCTTGAACGGTTCAAGTCTGGCCAGTCGAACGAGCGGGTCGCGACCTGCGGATAGAAGCGGCGATGAGTCAGGCCCTCGACGTCATCGGATGCCGACTCCAAGGCGCGGTCGACCTGCCCGTGTGACCGGGAGGTCTCCTTGTAGTCCAGAGCCCGCATGACGTCCTCCCTACTCGCGTAGCAGGGCCTGCTGATCGCCACCTGTCATTCCGCCTTCTGGCCGTCAGCCTGCTCGTTGGCAGCCGTCTGACCGCCATCCGTCGAACCGGCAGAAGAGCTGCCCGTCCGGTCCTTCTTCGAGCGGTTCCCCGTCGTTCGGGCACGCTGTGGGCGGCTCTGCTCGCTCGGCTCGGGCTTCGTCGACGAGTTCTCGGGTGATGTCTGTGAGTTGCTGCCAGGAGATGACGCCACCTCCTCGTTCGGGTTGCCGTCGGCGTAACTGGGCCCACCGACGACGGTGATCTTCGGCATTCCTGTCTCCTCGTAATCCGTGCTGCCACACCCCGGGCACGCCGGGAGGCCCACAGCGAACGCTGCGGTGCACCCCCGGCATGTCCAGGTCGTCATGTCAGGCCGCCGCCACCGTCGCGCCGTTGTCGAGCGGCACGTAGACGACGGACCACTTGACCGAGCCGGTGTTGCCCGCGGTCGTCTTCAGGCCGATGGCCCCGACCGGCAGGATCAGCTGCCGGGTAGGCATTCCGGTGTTGTAGTCCACCGGGACGACGGTGCCGCCGACCTTCTCCGCGCTCATCAGGTCAGCCGGGACCCCCGTGATGGAGTAGAGGGTGCCGACGGAGTCGGAGGTGACCACCGTTGCCGCGCACAGGTCCCCGACCGTGCCCACGGTCGGGGTGTGCACGAGGTTCGCCGACGTGGTGGTGGCGCCGAGAACGGTCGTGACCTCGCCGAGGATCGCGGCGAGTACGACTCGCCCGCCGGTCACTGTGAAGATCGAGCCGGTCGCGGTCTGCGGGAGGGTCGCCGTGGCGCGGTCGACCTTGATGCCGAGCGCGATGGCCCGAACCTGATCGCCCTGAATGAGAACGCTCATGGTCTGTTCTCCCCTCAGGCCCTGATGTCGGCGAGGTTGGCGGGCTTGCGCTGCACGTTCAGGTCATGCTGGACGAGCAGCAGCGTCCCGGCGGCGGCGGATGCGGTGACGTACTTGTAGCCGTCGGCCAGCGACGCGGCGCTGATCTCGACGGCCCACAGAGTGACGTTCATCGCGAACGCATCGTCGGCCGCCTGAGTGGTGAGCGCCCACACGCCGCTCGTCTGCCCGTACCAGCGCGTCACCTGGTAGGCGAGGCTGGAGCCGCCGGCATCGGCGGCGGTGCGCTGAGTGAACGTGACGTCGCCGGAGCTGGTGGCAGTGCCGAAGATCGTGACGCCGCCGCAGTCCTTCAGGCTGACGGTGAGCGCTGCCGTGGTGGTGCTGAGCCTGGCGTTGTAGAGCCTGCCGAGACCTTCCATCTGTGTTCCTCTCCTGCTCGGGGTTTCAATGCCGAGCGGGTTCGGCCTACCGGGGCCGGCCGGTTGCCGGCCCCTCGGCGTAGGGGCTTATCGGGCCGCGATCTTCACGAACGGCGTGAGCGTGTTCGAGCCGGTCTGCGGGGTGATCGCCGACTGCAGCCACGGGCGGCCATCGACGCGCTCGATGATGCGGACCGCGGTCATGTCGTTGGCGAACTTGTAGTGCGGGGACGTGTCCATCGACATGGCCTGCCGGTCGCCGATCAGGTAGTACGACAGGTCGACGAGGTTGATGTCGCCGGCGCCACCGAGACTCGGGGCCTTCTCGGTGAAGATGACCGGGCGGCCGAGGATGGTCATGGGCGGGCCTTCGGCGCCGTTGTTGATCCAGATCGGCGCACCACCGGTACCGACCGACAGGGCCATGGTGGCGAGCTCGGGGAAGGTGTCGAGGTTCGCGATCCACACCGCGTTGCCCAGGCTCGCGGGGAGCATGCGGGCGTACATCTTGACGATGTTCTCCCACACGATCGTGCCGTTGGCCTGCCCGGACTCCTTCGCGACGGAGACCGCAGCCGAAGCGCCGAGCCAGCCGAGCGGCTCACCGACACCGGTGCCGGACATGAACGCGACGTCCTCGAAGAACGCGATGGCGCGCGGCCACACAGTGTTCAGGAACGCGGAGAAGGACACGATGCTGTCCTGGAACAGCTCGTTGGGGACCTCGCTGTACCCGGTGAGCTTCTTAGCCTCCAGGGCGATCCGCCCGAAGGTGGCCTGGGACTGGGTGAGCGCGCCGGCCTCTTCGGTCCAGTAGCCGATCATGCCGCCGTAGACGGACCCGGAGTTCGTGGTCGAGTCCAGGGTCGGGAACGGCACCCGCAGGGTCTCCATGGGGATGACGGTGGCGCGGGGGCGCACCACTGCCTCTTCGAGAGCGACCTGCAGCAGGTTCGATCGCAGCGTCTCCGGGATGAGGAACCCGCCGTCGGCGGGGACCGTCGAGCCGAAGGAGTTGCGGACGTCGCGGAACTTGTCCTGCAGCGTGGTCGCCTCAGCGGTCTGGTTGCGGTGCCAGATGCCGCGCAGAAAGTCCTCGTGCGAAGCGACCAGGTCATCGATCTTCGCACCCGGTGCGGTGCGGGAGTTCAGGCCGGCCTTCGGAGCGGGCTTGGCCTGCTGCGGGTCGAGGTTGACGCGCTTGACGTTCTCGACCTCGTTCTCACGCAGGTACTCGACGAGGACACGCTGCGTCTCCTCGCGGATCTGCGCGGCAAGCTCGGTCTTCTCGCCCTGCACCGCCTGGGCGTAGTCCTTGATGAACTTGCCGAAGTCATCCGAGGGCTTGCCGCCCTCGAACATCTGCGCGACGGTGCCGTCGCTGAGCATCTCCTCCAGCTCGGAGGCGCTCTTCGGAGTGGCCGTAGTGGTCACTGGAAAGCTCCCTTCAGTGCCGACAGCGCCGAGCTGATGGCGGTGGTATCGGGATCGGTGACGTCGGCATCGGCGCCGGCATCGGGGGTGTTGGGGGCGGGCGCCTTGGCGCGGCCGGCGAACTGGAACACGGTCAGGTCGAACGTCGCGGCCGGCTCATCGCGCCGGCGCGGGGTGGCCATCTCGGTGGCCAGGCCCGCTTCGACGGCTTCAGCGGCGTCGTACCAGGTTTCGACGGACATGCTGGCCCGCCACTGGTCGGCGGCGGTGCCGGTGCGGTCGGCGTAGATGCCGGCGATGGTGGCGGAGATCGTGTCGAGGAG